GCATCCTCTATTTCATTAGGTTTTATGAGGTACAGCTGACTTTGACATTCATTCCAAGTGTAGTTTCTACTTGTACCCCAGTGGAAGTTAAATCCTTTGAATCCCCATTGCTCTACATCGGTACATGCGATCAACGGAAACTCATCATACCTTATATTTGGTGTCTTGGCAGTGTATATAAAGGTATAAAATTGCCCTGGTTCTGGTACAATCTCCATCTCATCCAGAACTGACATTAGTTCCAGCATGGTATCTTCTGGTTTTTCCAAACCAGTAAATTTATCTACAATTGGTTGAAGCCTACTCATACTCCTAGGTTGTCTTCTGTTAAGATCTTAAATTGAAGTAAGTGATCCTTGCAATATTCTTTAGCGGCGCTCCATTTTGCTTGATTCTTAGCATACTCTGTCACCTCTCTAATGTAGGCAGGAGTGCGCTCCTTCTTCTTTTTAGGTTCGACGCATTGTTTTTTAGGTTTTACTTCTATAATATACTTCTGAATCTTACCGCCAGTCTCTCTTACTTTAATATAAAAGTCAGGAAAATATCTATGGATTCTTCCGTCAAGAGGTGAGCGATAGGGGATAATAATCTCTTCACTTCCCCATTCTAATATGTTTGGATTCCTATCACAGTACACCATGAACTTTCGTTCCCACAAACTGCGATAAATAATGTTGCGATGGTCTCCTCGATATTTTCCAGTATTGCTAGGTTGAAACTTACCCTTATATGCCATTAATTAAAAAATGTTTCACATGGAGTATTTAGTGTGGGCTTAATCAAGGATAGAGATCCAAGAAGAATACAAACAGAGAGTGTCAGAAAACTCTTCCAAGAAGTGGCGACTACAAGTCACTATGAGGTCTTCTTTCAGTCCCTACCAGCAAAACTCATCAAGTTCATTAAGGACAGAGATGATGAGGTAGATAATAAGTTTATATTCAGAGATCTTGGTCTTCTTTGTAAGACTGCTTCTCTACCAGGTACTTCCTTTGCGACTGCACAGGTGTCTGGACATGCTATGGGTATTGTTCAGAAATATGCCCACACCAGGATCTATCCTGACTTTACTATGACTTTCATAGTAGATGATAAGTATCGGGTTGTTAGATTCTTTGAGTTATGGCAAGAGTTTATTTCTAGTGGTGGTCAAGAGAATCCTACTAGAAGAGCTTACTACCACAGAATGGAGTATCCTGTAGACTATAAGTGTGAGACATTAAGAATACAGAAATTTGACAAAGACCATGATCACGATGTAGAATACACTTATATAAATGCATTTCCTAGAAGT